GTGAAGCGGAGCTCTACATGTTAGTGGAGGATCTATATAAGTCCGTAGATCGTTTAAACAAAGCGATTGAAGATGGTATGCACAACAAAGTGAACATTGAATTTTTACAAAAGCAAGTAGAAAAAGCGACTAATGATATTGAAAAATTAAAAGATAGACAAAGGGAATTTGCAAATGGCCACAAAGAAAAGTAAAATATCCAAGTTTGAATGGGTTAAAAAGAATATAGTGATTGTCCCTGTGGTGGCAGCTATACTAGCCGGGACATTTACATCAGTCAGATATGTATTAAGTTTAACTGATACTATTGAAGCGAATAAACAAACTATTGTTAATTTATCAAGAGATTTAAAAGTAGCAGAGGATAAGCTAACCGAAGTTGCTACAAGATTATCTGCAGCTGAAGCAACGTGGGAGATGGCAGAAAATTTATACAGACAACTAGCAGACCAGGTAAGAGAACA